CACAAAGCGCACTTGAAAATTTACCTGTAGAAACACAAAAGATTTTGATGCCTGATTCTGTGCCACCCATTGCAGAGTCGGGCATCTCTGATATGGACACAGATATAGACAAAGAAATTGAGAAGATACTTGCAGCTGCTATGGCTCCTCCCTCTCAAGAAACTGTAAATGCAGATATAGCAAAATTAATGGGAATGGAACCTCAAGTGAGTGTGGATACAGTAGACCCTGTAACTGCCGCTGTCGAAGCTGCCGTGGGCAATGGTCAACCGACCATGGACAATACTGTACTTGCAGCACAACCAGTAACTCAAGCACAACCAGATTTCATGACTCAGCTAAATGATCTTATTGCACAGATGCAATTGGAACAAACAGCAGCTGCTGAACAACAGCAACAGCAAGAACAACAAAGACAAGAACAAACAGCTGAAATGACAAAGAACTATATGATAGGGCAACCAGCCGTAGGCTATAACCCTTACCAAAGTGGGCAGTACCAAAATAATCCGTATGGCGCTGCTGGAGTACCTAACATGGGCGGTATAACATCTATACCCGTCCCTGCACCTTATCAAGCACCGAGGACAATGACATAGACACACTACAATTCGCGACCGCTGTACTGCGCGCCATAGATAAAAAAGAACAGCAAATCCAAGAAATGATGACCAATGGAGAAGTAAAAGATTGGGAGCATTATAGGAATCTTACTGGGCACATCGAGGCGCTAAATCACGTTCGCGAAGACATTCGACAATTAATGAAAAATCAGGAGATGCACGATGCCTAATCCAAGTAATTTAGCTATGGAAGAAAGATGGAAAGAAGCTGAGGAAGATAAATCAGCTTTAGAGAAAGTATATAAATCAGGAAAGAAAAAAGACGACGCTACGACGTTAGATCCTGATATGTTGAATTCAGAACTCTTGGATCAATTACCTTCGCCTACAGGGTGGAGGATAATGATCCTACCGTACAAAGGCCAAGGAAAAACAGACGGAGGAATTGTACTTACAAATGAAACTGTTGAGAGACAACAGGTAAGTACCCTACTTGGCTATGTATTAAAAGTCGGACCACAAGCGTACGACGGAGAAAGATTTTCTACCGGACCTTGGTGTAAACCGGGAGACTGGGTATTGATAGGAAGATACGCAGGCTCTAGGATTCACATAGAAGGCGGAGAAATAAAGTTGTTGAATGATGATGAAATCATAGCAACAGTTCCAGACCCAGAAGCAATTCTGCATCAATTTTAACCATGGAGAATAACCATGCCAAAGCATAAACTAAATATGAATGCAGCTGACGAATCAGTACCTTTAGATGATACTGGTCCAGAAGTAGACATTGATATAGACGAAGATCCAGCTTTACCTATTGATCCCCAGCAACCTGTTAAACCTGTACTAGGTAATGAAGGTGGCGAAGAAGCAATACCAGAGCCTGAGTCTAAACCCGAACCCGCAGTTGCAGTAGCTGACGACGATGAGCACGAAGAATACAGTAAAAATGTAAAGAAGCGTATTGATAAGTTAACAGCTAAACTAAGGGAATCAGAACGAAGAGAGAAGGCCGCAACCGACTACGCAAAGAACGTACAAACCGAAAATAAAACCTTACAGCAACAAAAACAAAATGTGGATGGTAATTATATTATTGCCGAAGCAAATAGGATTACTGCTGAAACCGAAGCAACAAAGAATATATTAAAGAAAGCAAACGAAGAATCAGACATCGATGCACAAACTAACGCACAACAAAAATTAGCAGCTCTTGCGGTTGAGGCTCAACGTGTACAAGCTTTAAACCAAGAGCGTTCTGCAAAGACAGAACAAATTCAGGCACCACAGGATTTACCAAAAGAAGTCACTGAGCAGCCCCAACAATATTCTGAACCAGATCCTAAGGCCCAAGATTGGGCTGAGGAGAATCCTTGGTTCGGAAATGATAGGGCTATGACGATGACCTCTTTTGTTTTTCATCAAGATTTACTCAACGAAGGGTTTGACCCAACGAGCAATGAGTACTATGATGAGATAAATAAAAGGATTCGTACGGAATTTCCTCATAAATTTGAGGAACAACCACAAGCGAACCGTCCCGCCCAAGCGGTGGCACCAGCAAAGCGAAGTGCTAAGCCAGGGCGCAAAACTGTGAGACTCACACCCTCACAAGTTGCAATAGCAAATAAATTGGGTGTGCCTTTAGAAGAGTACGCAAAATACGTTGAATAACGTGGAGCAATGTAAATGACTGACAAAAATAAAAAAGTAGACGAAAATCGTCAACCACGCGAAGCCCAAACTCGCGAGAAAAAAGAAGCGAGAAAACCTTGGGCACCCCCGTCCGCCTTGGATGCACCTAAACCCCCAGAAGGTTACATTCATCGTTGGGTAAGAATGGAAGTGAGAGGTCAAGATGACACTAAAAATGTCATGGCTAGACTTCGTGAAGGTTGGGAACCTGTGAGAGCAGATGAACATCCAGACTTCGATTCTCCAACTGTAGATGAAGGTAAGTTTGCAGGAGTGATAGGCGTTGGTGGGTTGATTCTATGTAGGATTCCTATCGAAACTGTACAGGAGAGAGCTGACTATTTTGCGAAGAAAACGCAAAGTCAGATGGATGCTGTAGATAACGATATGATGAAAGATGGTCAACACCCTAGCATGTCCATAAACAGGCCGGACCGACAGTCTCGCGTAACAATTGGTGGAACTCAAGGTTCAAGTAACTAAGAGTTCTTTATAATAATTCTTGGAAATAGAGAAAAGAAATGGCAAATGTAGACAAAGCCTTTGGCTTATCCCCTTATAAGGGACTCAATGCTGGTTCCTCTGTTCAGATAGTTAATAAATATAACTTTGACCCTAGTGGATATGGTACTGCCGTATTCCAAGGCGATCTTTGTATATTTGCAGGTGGTTACATCAATAGATCAGCAGCTAGTTCTGCTAATAACGTTGGTGTTTTATCGCATGTATATTATGTTGCTACTGACGGAACTCCCACCTTTAAGAATTACTATCCAGCATCTACAACGGCACTTGGTAGCGGAGCTATAGAAGCTTTCGTCTATGACGACCCTAACCAAATGTTTGTTGTTCAAGCGGATGGTGCTTCAGCCGTAACATGTATAGGCAGAAATGCAGATACTGACGGTATTGGTGGTAGTACAACAACTGGTGTTGCTACTCGCGAACTCGACTCTAGCACAATAGCAACTACACAAGGTCTTCAGCTGAAGATTGTGGGCGTAGTCCAAGATGACACTAACGGTGACCTTACAGCGGATAATGCGAACTTAGTCGTTCTGATTAATGAGCACGCTTATAGAGGTCCGGTAGCTGGTACATAAGGAGTAACTTAAATGGCAATTAGTAGAGCACAATTAGTCAAAGAATTACTTCCAGGCTTGAACGCATTGTTCGGACTTGAGTACGACAGATATGACAACGAACATGAAGAAATTTATGACGTTGAAAGTTCTGATCGTGCCTTCGAGGAAGAAGTAATGCTTACAGGTTTTGACCAAGCACCAGTTAAGTCAGAAGGAGCAGGCGTAGCGTTTGACCAAGCTCAAGAAGCTTTCACGTCACGTTACACCCACGAAACCATAGCCTTAGCATTCAGCATCACTGAAGAAGCGGTCGAAGATAACCTATACGACAGATTGTCGGCTAGGTATACAAGAGCGCTTGCAAGAAGTATGTCGAATACGAAGCAAGTAAAAGCTGCTGCGGTATTAAATAATGCGTTCAATTCAAGTTACCCAGGCGGTGACACGAAAGAACTTTGCGCGACAGATCACCCAACTGTGGGTGGTCCTAATCTGCGTAACGAACTTTCAACTGCTGCCGACTTGAGTGAAACTTCACTTGAACAAGCATTAATTGATATTGCTGGCTTTACCGATGAGCGTGGTTTGAAAGTGGCTCTTCAAGGAACTAAGTTAATTATTCCTAAAGAGTTGCAATTCGTAGCTGATAGATTGTTGGAATCTCCAGGCAGAGTAGGAACGTCTGATAACGACATAAACGCTGTAAGAAACATGGGCATGGTCCCAGAAGGTTACAGTGTTAATCATTATCTAACTGATACTGACGCTTGGTTCATTAAGACTGATTGCCCGAACGGCTTTAAAATGTTTAACCGTTCACCAATCAGAACTTCAATGGAAGCTGATTTTGACACTGGTAATGTTAGGTACAAGGCTAGAGAAAGATACTCGTTCGGTTGGTCTGACCCCCGTGCAGTATTTGGTAGCCCTGGAGCGTAATAAGCGACTAGATTAAAGGAACCTCGCCGGGGGTTTCTAACTCAACCCGGCACTTTATTTCTATACACTTCATTTATTTTTCTGATATACTCAAACTGTTCCGAGATAATTTGTTGTATCAACTGACTCGGCAGACAACTCCAAGATGATGCAACAGTTTTAGTTAGGAGAATAAAATGGCTAAATCAACATTTTCAGGACCAGTCAGATCATTGGCTGGATTTATATCAGCGGGCAGCACATCATTTGTCAGCTTAACAGCAGATACTTCACTTACAGTAGCCTCACACGCAGGTAAAGTTCTTACTTGTAACGATGCAGATGGTAAATTTACTTTACCTTCAATCGTAGCGACTACTCCTGGTGACTCTACTGATCCAAACCAAACCAATAACATAGGTGCAACTTTCTTCTTTGTAGTAGAAACAGCAGCTACAGATATGGATATATTGACGGATGGAACAGATAAGTTTGTTGGTGGTCTTTACACAGGTGTAGATGATGCAACAGGTAAAACATTTATATCTGGTGCTGCTAATGATGTAATCACTATGAATGGTTCAACTAAAGGTGGACTAGCTGGCAGTATCGTAAAAGTAACTGCAATGGCTTCTGCGAAATACGCAGTTGAAGGACTCATCTTAGGTTCAGGAACTTTAGTAACACCATTTGCTGACGCATAATAGGAGACTAACATGGGATCAGACGTAAAAGCATCCGTCCCTTTAACAAGTTCAGGACGATTACAGGGATACATAGGATCTTCTGGAGCGGGAACGGCTACAAATTTAGGTTCACTAAGAATACAGTCTGTACAGGCTCAATCTAGTGCTGCCGATGCGACTATCATCATTTATGATGGTACAAGTGCCAGTAGTACAAGAATAATAGCTCAGTTTAAATTTGGTTCAGCAGCGAACGAATCTTTCGATCACTACATACCAAATCTGGGTTGTTACTTCAAAAGTGGAGCTTATGTAGCTTTAACTAATTGTGACTTTTTTGTTGCATATTATAACTAGGAACTAAAATGCCTGGATTAACACGTAGAAGACGCAGCACTCAAGAAGGCTATGACTGGAGTCAAACTGATAGCTATAAGAAAGGCGGTGTCGTAAAGAAAGGTAAAAAGAAGTCTAAAACTTATGGTGGGTACTAAAATATGGCCACCTCAAGTACAACTTCATTTGATCTTAGTGTAGACGAGCTTATTGAAGAGGCATACGAACGATGCGGTCTTGAACTTCGTACTGGGTACGATTTAGAGACTGCACGTCGTTCGTTAAATCTACTTATCGCTGAATGGGCGAATAGAGGGTTAAATCAGTGGTTAATTACCAAAAGTAACTTTACGGTTACAGAAGGAACTAATTACTATGATCTAGGAACCGATATAGTTGATATTACTTCTGCGGTTATCCAACGTGATAGCACAGATTATCAAATGCAGAGGTTGAGCAGATCGGATTATCTCTACACTCCCAACAAGGATAGTAAAAGTAGACCCACTCAATTCTTTTTGGAGAGGCACATAACACCAAGAATGTATGTGTACCCAGCCCCTGAAAATTCTACTGATGTAATTTATTATTACGCTTTAACTAGAATGCAAGATGCCGGGGACTATACAAATAACATGGAGACTGTGTTTAGGTTCTTACCTTGCATGACAGCAGGCCTAGCTTATTATTTAGCTATGAAAAGAGCCCCAGATAGAATACAGCTGTTGAAGCAAGTGTATGATGAAGAATTTGATAGAGCAGCTTTCGAGGATACTGATACAGTAAGTTCAAGATTTTTACCTCCTAGACAAGTGTTTTAAGGAAGGGTTGAATGGCCTTTGCAGCGGGAAAACATACATGGGGGATCTGCGATACTTGTGGTCAACGGTATCGTCTTAAACAGTTAAAGGAACAATGGGATGGGTATAAAGCTTGTCCTGAATGCTTTGATATAAAACAACCTCAACTAGATCCACCACCAATTGGTGCAGATCCTGAAGCAGTGCTAAATCCAAGACCAGATCGTACGGAGCCTGTTTCTCAAGTATTACTAACGAATAATCCGTTTTTGACTACACAAGGAAGTGCAGTCATTACGGTGTTCGAGGATAATCATGGACGTAGCACGGGAGATAAGGTTAGATTCAGAAACGTAGACGCTTTTGATGGGTTTACCTCAAGTGTGATAACAGATCCAGATGGATACTCTATAACTGTCACGGCTAACCCCACCACTAACATATTGAATTACTATAATAATACTTACACTTTTACAGCTTCATCTGGTACCGGGACGAGTGGGACAAGAGGTGGAGGAGTTGAATGTTCAGTAGGCCCAGCAAATACTCTATTACCATTAAACCCATTTAGAAGCGGAGATGCGGGGGCGAATAGCGTAATTTCTGTAACGGAGTTCAAACATAACAGAACCACTGGCGATACAGTTAGGTTTAGATCTACGGAAGCATTTGATGGAATAACAACTACTGTACTTGAGAGCGCAAGTGGATATACAATAACAGTAGTAGATGCAAACGAATATAAATTTACATCTAGTGGAACCGCCACAACAGGAGACATCACAGGTGGTGGGGATAAAGTAACAGCAGGACCAGTATAATGGCAGGAACAGGATTTACATACAGTCAATTAAAAACAGCAATACAGAACTATGTAGACAGTTCTGAAACTACTTTTGTAGACACTCTTACAACTATTATCAAGCAAGGGGAAGAAAGGATATTAAAAGGAGTTTGGCTAGACAATTTCAAAAGGAACGTAACTGGGACAGCTTCTTCAGGGACAGCTTATCTAGGAATGCCAGATGATTTCTTAGCTCCTTTTAGTTTAGCTGTAATAGATAGCGATAAATATCATTTCCTTAATTTAAAACAAACCAGTTTTATGAGATCTTATAAGCCAACAACTTCTGGTTCAGTAACAGGAAGACCAAAATACTATGGGGAATTTGATAGTGATAGTTTTATCCTAGCACCAACTCCTGATGCTAACTATACGTTTGAGTTGCATTATTTCTACAGACCAGCATCAATCACAGACGGAGCCGATAGCGGAACTACTTGGCTATCTACTAACGCTCCAACAACATTGCTATATGCCTGCTTAGCAGAAGCTTCAATATTTTTGAAAATGGACCCAG